ACAAAAGAGGGAGCTGCAAAAGCGCATCTTCCTCCGCCTTCCCAAGGATTATCCTTGGAAGGTCGTAAGCCTTTTGGCTAAAGACCTAGAGGAGTACCTCACTGAAAGTGAAGCAAGACGTTTAGCAGGAGTCATAAGAAATCGTGACTTTACTGCTTATCTTGCCCTTTCTGAGGCGTGGGGATTACAGAGTATATCTCCTGCGGATACTAGCAGGCCACATGTGGCCGCGAAATATCTACTTGCTAGCATCATTAAGAAATTTCAGTTTTCCACTGACGAGGAGCAAAGACGCCTACGCGCCTTGGGAATATTTCTCAAGGCGGAGGAGGCCTGCAAATCTTATAATAATTTACTTTATAAGAACCTCGCAGAACCGGATACTGAGTGGGGCATAGACTTGTTACACTATGCCCGTCAATTCTTGGTGAAGCTACTCGGTGCCGAGTTACCTGGGCATCGGGCATTACTAAATGGAGCTAGGCATGGTCCGGGCGCGTCTGTCGGCACTGTGAACGGTCAGGTCTCTCAATACGATAAGTATGAGAACTGGCCTTACACCTGTTCGGCTTCCGCGTACCGGTACGCACGGTTTGCAATCGAGACTGACCAACGTTGGATTGGAGCCCTTCAAGATTCCTATCGGGAGCGCTTCGGAATACCGAAGCAATACCCACTGGACATGAAGATGTTCTGGTCCCGGGTCATTTGTGTCTTTGACGCAAACCGTATCGCTTTCGTTCCTAAGGACGCTCTTAAAGAGCGTACTATTGCAATTGAGCCAACTATGAATTTGTTTCTTCAACTGGGAGTCGACGGTTTTATCCGTAAGCGCTTAAAGCGCTTTGGTGTAAATCTAGATGACCAGACGAAGAATCAGAAATTGGCTCGGGTTGGTAGTATGACGGATGATGATAACTCTTTTGTTACCATCGATTTATCCGCCGCAAGTGACTCTATAAGCTTAAAGCTTTGTGAGTTGCTGCTGCCTCCCCAATGGTACAGCTATCTCTGTG